TCTGGACTGTGCCTGAGCACCACAAGCTAGTAGGCTGTGATGCCAGTGGCTTAGAGCTGCGTATGCTGGCACACTACATGCGCGACGAGAACTACACCAACGAGATACTCAGCGGTGACATCCACACAGCTAATATGAAGGCAGCAGGACTCACTGACCGCAACCAAGCCAAAACTTTCATCTACGCCTTCCTGTACGGTGCAGGGCCAGCTAAGATAGGTCAGATAGTAGGAGGTGGCTACAAAGAAGGACAACAGCTTACAGATTCCTTCCTACGCAACACACCAGCACTGGCTAGGCTACGAGAGCGTGTAACTAAGTTCTCAGCAGGCGGTACACTTCCAGGTCTGGACGGTAGACGCTTACGGGTCAGGTCAGAACACGCAGCACTTAACACGCTGCTACAGGGTGCAGGCGCTATAGTTATGAAGCAGGCACTGGTGTTGATGGTAGAGTCACTAGACAAGTACGCTATTCCGTACAAGATAGTAGCTAACGTGCATGACGAGTTTCAGATAGAAGTACCAGAGAATTTTGCTGATGTAGTAGGCAAAGCAGCAGTACGAGCCATCAAGAAAGCAGGAACTGTGTTAGACCTGCGCTGCCCTCTTGATGCTGAATACAACGTAGGTAATAACTGGGCAGAAACGCATTGACACAGACATACCAAATATGGTATAATATACATAGATCAGTTGTGATCTAAAACAGCACTTAAACGCAACAATTCAATCAAAGGTGATATTATGAGTGAAGCAAAACCAGTAACAGTAAACGCAGAGATGATGTGGTCTAGCCTACAAGAGGTCAACCGCATGTCAGGTAAGTACCAAGTAGACCTAGCACAGCTATCCTCAGCAGCAGTAGAAGCTCTGGAGATGATGGGCTTGAGTGTACGCAACAAAGAAGGTCAGGGAGACTTTGTAACTGTGAAGTCTAACCATCCTATCCGCGTGTACGACACTGACGGTAAAGAGATTACAGGCATCTTGATAGGTAATGGCTCTAAAGCTAAGGCTGTATTGTCCTACTACGACTGGAAGTCTCCAGCAGGTCAGGCAGGACGTAGCCCTAAGATGTACAAGCTAGTAGTCACTGACTTAATTCCCTATGGCGGCAAGGAAGAGTTTGTCGAAGTAGATATGGAAGAAGCCCTGTGATATTAATTGATGCAGACATTCTAGTCTATCGTGTAGGCTGGTCTTGCAACGAAGAATCTGAGAACACTGCCGTCAGCACCATCGACGGCTTTATCTCTGACATTCTGTTGCAACTCAACGTAGACGAAGAAACGGACTACTATGTTCTGTATCTCACTGGCAAAGGAAACTTCCGCAAGGAATATGCCGTTACTGCTGAGTACAAAGGAAACCGTAAAGATAAGGCAAAGCCCGTGCATATACAGGCACTACGCCAACACCTTATCGACAAGTGGGCTGCTGTGGTTACTGAAGGAGAAGAGGCAGACGATGCCATAGCCATAGCAGGTACACTACACGGTGATAAAGCCATCATGGTCTCCCTCGACAAGGACTTTGATCAGATTCCAGGTTGGCATTATAACTTTGTAAAGAAGAGTAAATACTATGTTAAGCCAGAGGACGGCTTACGCTTCTTCTACCGCCAGATACTGATGGGTGACAGGATTGACAACATCATAGGTATCAGAGGTATTGGTGAGAAGAAGTCAGAGAAGATTCTCAAGGACTGTGTTACTGAGCAGGAACTCTACGACAAGTGCGTAGAAATGTACGAGGGAGACGAAGACAGAGTGATAGAGAATGGTAGGATGCTCTGGCTACGTAGGTACGAAGGTGAGGTATGGAGTTTCAATGAAACCAAGGAATAACGGAAGATGGACAGAAGCGCGTTTCCGTTCCTTTATCGTCTCTGCACTCAGACAAGCTCACGCTAAGTGGGGTGTAAAGCACGATGTAAAGTCAGCGGCTAGGGTAGCTAGAGGGATGTACAAGTGTGCCAAGTGTGGCAAAGGCTCTCCAGCTACTCTACCACCGCTAGAAGGAAAGAAACGCAGACGCAACAACGCAGCAGTAGATCACATAGATCCAGTAGTAGACCCAGAAGTAGGCTTTATTGATTGGAACACCTACATAGAGAGAATGTTCATCGAAGCTGAAGGGTATCAGGTACTGTGTCACAAGTGTCACACTGCAAAGACTAACGCAGAGCGTAAGAGGCGAAAGAAATGACTCAGATGAGAGAAACAGCACAAGACAAAGTTCGCGAAGAAAAACTTTTGCGTATAATGTCTGAGCATCTAGGTTGTCATTACTGGCAAAACCCTAACCTTATAAAGTATAGACTAGATGGTTGGTTTTATAAGCCTAAGTTTGAAGGTGACAACAAAGGCTCTATGGTAGGCTGGGCAGAATGTAAATGGTATGGGGATGGTAAGACTGCTTTTTGTGCCTTGAATGTTCCTAAGTATGCGGAGCTTATAAACCTGAGCGAGATGACAGGACTTCCCAGCTATTTTGTTTTTAGAGAGCAAGGAAAATGGGGATACATTGTTCTACATACTGGCTCTAACAAAGCAGCGACATTCTCTGTTATTCAAACAGGAGGAACACCAAAAGGAAGAACTCCAAACCCAGATGACATAGAGCCTTTAATAAAGTTCGACAAATCTTGCATACAGTGGCAAGAAGCTGGAGACAACTAATGACTAAGCATCTAGTAATACCAGACACACAAGTAAAACCTGGAGATAAGGCAGAGCATCTACGCTGGGCTGGAGAGTACGCAGCAGAGAAGAAGCCTGACGTTATCATCCACATTGGCGACCACTGGGACATGCCTAGCCTAAGCAGCTATGACGTAGGCAAGAAGTCCTTTGAAGGTAGGCGCTACATCAACGACATCAACGCAGGCATTAACGCGATGCGTAAGTTCCTAGAGCCTATACAGCGTGAACAAGACAGGCTAAAGCGTAACAAGTGGAAGCAGTGGAATCCTCGTATGGTGTTTACTCTAGGTAATCACGAACACCGTATAGAGAGAGCTATTGAGTCAGACCCTAAGCTGGATGGTCTGCTGAAGTATGATGACTTTATGTTAGAGGAGATGGGCTTTGAAGTTGTACCGTTTTTGGAACCTATTGTCATTGATGACATCGCCTACTGCCACTACTTCACTTCAGGTGTTATGGGCAGGCCAGTTAGCTCTGCTAAGTTAATGCTGGCTAAGAAGTACATGAGCTGCATCATGGGCCACGTACAAGATAGAGACATAGCCTATGCTCGTAAGGCAGACGGCACAAACCTATTAGGACTGTTCTCAGGTATCTACTACCAGCATGACGAGGACTACTTAACGCCACAGACTAACGGAAGCTGGGCAGGTATATGGATGTTGAACGAAGTAGCTAATGGCGGTTGCGATGAACTACCAGTTAGCATAAACTATCTGAGAGATAAGTACGGAGACTGAGATGGCTCTCACTTACTACGACTTACTAGACAAGCTAAAGCTACTAGACGAACTAACACTTATAGAGATATTAGATATAAGCTCAGAAGAGTTAGTAGACGCCTTCAGCGAGAAAGCTAATGATAAACTAGAACAATTGCAAGAGGATTTTAGACATGAGACTCAATGACGCAACACCAGCAGACTGGGATAGAGTACGTAAGCAACACCCAGCAATAGAGAAGACAGGACTAGAGGCATGGATGAAGGCAGCACACGATGAAGATGCAGACCTCTGGGAAGACGAAGAAGAAGACATGGTAGGTGCGCCTAAACACTACAACTCAGGGAACATAGAATGTATTGAAGCTATAGAAGAGTCTATGTCCAGTGTTGCATTCAAAGGCTACCTAAAGGGCAACTGTATGAAGTATCTGTGGCGCTATGACTACAAAGGTAAGCAGGTAGAAGACCTACAGAAAGCTCAGTGGTACTTAAGCAAGCTGACACAAGTAGTGGTGTTTGAGAATGAGGATAACAGCTGATGGACAGACAACCTAGATTTGAGCTGATACACTATCCAGAGTTCGGAGAAGTAGAGAGGATATGTCCAGCAGTCAAGATAGTCTATACGATATATAACGATGGGTTAACATTATCTGACATGAGAGAGCAGTTTGATTACTTCTTAAAAGCATGCTCCTACCACATACCACTAGATGAGGAAGAATAATGGATCAGTACCAACAGTTTATACACAAGAGCCGCTACGCACGATGGCTACCTGAGCAGAAGCGTAGAGAAACATGGGCAGAGACAGTGAACCGCTATGTAGCCTTCTGGGTTGACAGAGGTCAGCTAGACCAGAAGACCAGCAGTAAGATGTTTGACGCTATACATAACATGGACGTTATGCCTAGTATGCGCTGCATGATGACAGCAGGTGAAGCTCTAGACAAAGACAACGTAGCTGGATTTAATTGTAGTTACTTAGCCATTGACTCACCACGTAGCTTTGACGAGTTGATGTACGTGTTGATGTGCGGTACAGGCGTGGGCTTTAGCGTAGAGCGTAACTTCATTACCAAGCTGCCAGTAGTTGCGGAGACCTTTCACAAGACTGACAGTGTTATTGTTGTTAGTGATAGCAAGATAGGCTGGGCCTCTGCATTCCGTGAGCTGATAGCTATGCTGTATGCTGGTAAGATACCTGAGTGGGACATGAGCAGGGTACGACCAGCAGGGGCTAGACTGAAGACCTTTGGCGGACGCGCAAGCGGACATGAACCACTGCTAGACCTGTTCAACTTCTGCGTAGAGATATTCCAGAAGGCCGCAGGACGTAAGCTCACGAGCATTGAGTGCCACGATATAGTGTGTAAGATAGCGGACATTGTAGTGGTCGGTGGTGTGCGTAGATCAGCCCTAATCAGCCTCTCTAACCTGTCTGACCCACGTATGGCGAAGGCTAAGTCAGGAGACTGGTGGAGGCATGAGGGCCACCGTAGGCTTGCTAACAACAGCGTAGCGTACACTGAGAAGCCAGACTTTGAATCCTTCTTAGGCGAGATGCAGAACATGTACGAGAGTAAGGCGGGAGAGCGTGGTATCTTTAGCCGTGTAGCAGCTCAGAAGATTGCAGCACGTAACGGTAGACGTGACCCTGACCAGGACTTTGGTACTAACCCATGCTCTGAGATTATCCTGCGTAGCAACCAGTTCTGTAACCTGTCAGAGATTGTAGTACGTCCTGATGACACACTGGCTAGTCTCAAGAAGAAGGCAGAGATGGCTGCTATCATTGGCACACTACAGGCTACCTTGACAGACTTTCGTTACCTGCGTAACTGCTGGAAGAAGAACACTGAGGAAGAAGCACTACTGGGTGTCAGCATGACAGGCATTATGGATCACTACCTGTTGAGTAAGGGAGAGTCTAAGGACTTAGGCAAGTGGTTGGAGGAAGTACGAGATGTTGCTTTGGATACGAATAAGGAGTGGGCTGCGAAGCTTGGCATTAACCAGTCTGCGGCTATTACATGCGTCAAGCCTAGCGGTACTGTATCTCAGCTTGTCGATAGTGCTAGTGGTATCCATCCTCGCTTCTCTAAGCATTACATTCGCAGAGTACGTAGCGACCACAAAGACCCGCTTGCAGTCTTCATGGCACAGTCAGGATTCCCTGTAGAGCAGGATGTGATGTCACCTACGTCAGCAGTCTTTAGCTTCCCTGTGAAGGCTCCAGAGTCCTCTGTGACAGTTAAGCAAGTAGGAGCTATGCAGCAGCTAGAGCTTTGGAAGGCTTACCAGAATCACTGGTGCGAACATAAGCCAAGCATCACTGTGTACTATACGGATAGTGAGTTCCTGCAAGTAGCACAGTGGATATGGGAGAACTTTGATCTGTGTAGTGGGATTAGTTTGTTGCCATATAGCGATCATGTATATCAACAAGCTCCTTATGAGGACATTGACGCTGAGAAGTATGATGCGCTAGTAGCGGCAATGCCAGTGGGTGTGAACTGGGAAGACTTAGGTGACTTTGAACAGGAAGATAACACGACAGGAAGTCAAGAGTTAGCGTGTGTAGGTGGTGCGTGTGAGATAGTGTAGATGTTGTAGGTACTAAAAAGCCCTGTGTAGATGACTACGCAGGGCTTTTTTGTTACTGCGCTCTGAAGTAGTCTTTTACCTCTTGCTGTTCTTCCTCAGTAAGTTTATCTACTACATCACTAACTATTAAAGCAGCAGCTTTCTCCCTAAGTTCGTCGTTTTTAAAAGTCATCTTCTCAAAAGCTAATAATTTATTAACTGCTTTTGGGTCTGCTGCCATTTTAGCCAGAAAAATAGGACTAGCCAGTACAGTTCCTGCCGCAGCTATTGCTCCCACACCTCCAGTAGTAGCTCCTAAAGCTAAAGTACCTAAAGCACCGTATTCTTTAGAACGGAGAACTAGAGTTCCTACGTTGCTCTCAGGTTTTTTAGAAGCCTCTGCAAATAAATTGAATACTTGCTTTACTCTACCGTAGTCCTCTCCCATTACTGACTTTAAGCGAGCCGCTTCTGATGGTTTAGAAAACTGTGCAGCTAGTTTAGAATACTCTTGTATATCAAACGCCTCGTCATTAAGCTTAGGAACTGTATTAGCTAAAAACCCTTGCTTTATGGCTTGTTTTGCGTCTTTAGCCGTTGCATAAGCAATATTAGCAACACCTTCTTTGCTTTTATCTATTTGCTTGTAAGCCTCATCTATGCTTTTCATAAAGTTGTTAATTTTACTTACGTTTTTTTGATCTACTAACATTTTTCCTAACGCATCGTAAGAACCTGATTCAGCGTTTTTTATCAAGTTTTTATTTACTTCAGGTAACAGACCAGACATTCCTTCTTTGTAAGCAGCTTTTAAAGCAGCATACTCTTCCGCTACTTTAGGGTCTGCCTGTTTGAGCGTGTTTATAAAGGAATCTTTTAAAATATTAGTAAGTTCTGCCATCTCTCTATCAGCCACAGAGTTATAGTTTGAAGAGCGAACATCACCAAACTGTCTAATATCAGCAGCTATTTTTTTATCTAAACGCAACAGACCTTCAGCAGTCATCTGACTCAACTCTAAAATACCGTTAATATTTTCATTTATATATTTTTCAGTAGCATCGTTTAGTAAAACTTCTGATTTTTTCTTTAAAACTCTCTTACCGTCTTCTATTACATAGCCTTGTGTTATCTCGCTATTGTCTTTTACAAACTGTTGAAGACGCTTTTTTATACCTGATGTGTTTACTTTCTTTTTTCTTACTTTAGAACTAATTTGATCTAGCCCTTCTCCATAAGAACTGCTTAAAGCTTTTTTACCCGCTGTTACGACATCTATCATTGCTTCGCCTATGTCCACGGGAGCGTTTCCTGTGGTATAGTCAATTTTATTAGCAATGTCATTCAAAGCCTCTTGTGCAGCAGCATTAACTTTAATAGCATTGTCTGCTACTTCTTTCCCAGAAAAAATACCTGCATTGGCTAGTTTTTCTGAAAAAACTTCTATAGCAGATGCCTGTCCAGTTTGGAATCTAGTAAGACTAGCACCTTTTTCTTGAAGAATCTCTTGAGTAGCTCTCAAAGATTCTATAGTGCCTGTCTCTTGTCCTTGCTTTATCGTTCTAATAATATCTGCTGCTACTTCTTTTGGCGTAAATCCTAAAGCTTCTTTAGCTGCGAAATATCCAGGTTTTGCGTACTTACCAATACCTAATGTAGCTATATCAAAACCCGCAGAGAACAAAGCTTCTTCTGTCGCTTTTGCAAAATCTAACTCGTCTTCTGAAACTACGTCAGACAATAAAGAACCACCAAACGTACCAATAACTCCTCCTGCTATTCCTCCTGCCACTATTCCCGCAGGGCCAAAAGGAGTTCCCATCTTAGCACCTGCTATAGAAGTAGCAATCCCCGCAGGTAAGTCTAAATTTTGCATTAACCAGTTAGGGTCTTCAGTTTCTGGAGAAGTTTCTGGAAAACTAAACTCGTCAATAGTAGCTTCGCCTTGCGCTAAAAGTTCTTCTCTGATCTGCGCCTCTGTCACGTTCTCTGGCAACCCAGACATAATTACTGTTCTGCCGTTAGGTAATACTACTTCAGACTCACTCATTGTTTTCACCGTCTCTTTGTCCAAACACAATCACTCTTCTTTTAGAGGGTGTTCCTTCAGGAAACATCTGCTTAACAGATAGATTAAACTCTTCGTAGTTGTCTGCTTTTTGATACAAACGAGCTTTAAGTATGCCGTCATTAAGTTCCTGTTTTAGTCTTTTTAATATGCCTCTGTTAGCTACGTTGCCTTTCTTTAAATTAGCATAAATATCTACAATAGCTTGTCTTTCACCTTCTGAAATAACAGCTCCAAATAAAGGTTTTAGAGACTTAAACATTTCCTGTCCTAAGATTATTTCTAATTCTGCTTTATCTGCTCCTTTAACACCAAAAAAGTTTTCTAGGCCTGTGCCTGCTAAGTTTACAGGGCCACCTGTTGAAACAGAATCTAACAACGCAGTCGCTCTATCTAGGTTGTTTTTTGAAGCATTCAAAGTAGGGATAGAGTCAGTAAAGGCTACCTTTAACTCTTGGAATTTTGCCTCTTGCTGTTCTAAACCTTTTTGTTCAACTTTCCTCTGTGTGTCTTCGTCAGCAGTCTGAGCAAATTCCCCACCAGTTATTATTGTTTTGCCTACAGGCTTGTCAGGAGCGTCCCCTATAGGAGAGTACCTGTTCTCTAGCTCTCCAGTTCTATTATTTAAAGTAGGAATCATTGTAAAGCTGTTTTCTTTCGAATCCCTAACCGTAAAAGTGCTTCCCTTTAGCATGGTGGCGTTTGATGTATCTTGTATAAACGAGTCTAAATTATTCGGAGTTAAGACACCTTCAGCAGCTAATTTTGTAAGTTCTGGGTTCTTAAAAGTAGCCTTTACATAAGAAGAAAAAGCAGCTCCTTGAGTTTTTCTCTGCTCTTGCTCTTTCAACTGCTGAATCTGAGCCGCAGTCTGTGCAGCCGCTGCTGGGTTACCTTGTACCTGCTGTACTTGAGCCAGCTTAGTTAAATCAAGTATCTGCTGCTGAGTTGTTTTAGCTACGCCTTCTTTATCTGTAGGGCTGTTTAGCTCAAACATAGCACCCTGTATCTTTTCCTGCGGAGAAGGCTCACCACCACGCAGCAGACCACCTAGACCTCGCTGTAGCCCTCTGCCTCTAGCTGCCATAAACTCGCCATAGAAGTTAGGAGAGCCAGGCACAGCTTGCTGTACAGGCTGCTGTGTGCTGCTAATGCCTGTTAATAATCCTGCAATATCTTGTCTAGCCATTTTCTTAACCTCCAAACTTATCAAACAGCGAACCAAACAATCCTGCTGCTTCACCTAAATCAATTTGTAACTTACCAGCCTGTAGCTGTTCAGCGTATGTAGGCTGCTGACCCAGTAGACCACCAAGTAGCTGCTGCTGTTGAGAAAGACGTAGCTGGTTAGCTAGGTTCTCGTAGTTCAAACCAGTCTCTAAACCAACTCTTCCTACTTGTGACTGTAGCTCAGTACCAGTCCTACGACCAATGTCAGCAAAGCCAGCAGGTACTGCACTGGTTTGTAGAAGACTAAGAGCTTCTCTCTGAGGCTGATAACCAGCTTCTAGTAGTCCTGTAGCGCCTGCTAGAGCTTGTTGCTGCTCTGTTAGTGCCTGAGTTCTAGCACCTAAACTAGCTCGTGCCATAGCTTCCTGACGAGCAGTTTCTTGTGCCAGTAGCTCAGGAGATGCACCGCCATAAGCAGCAGAGGATAAACCTAGACGGCCTTGTGACAACATACGCTCTTCTAGTGCTAGACGCTGACGCTCCTCTTCAGGACGCTGTGTAGCTCTTATTTGCTCGAATATAGCCGCTTGCTGCGCTGCTGGGTCTTGACCTACCTGACCAAATAAACCTGCTGCTTGGCCCTGTAGCTGCGCCTGTAGAGCTTGCTGCTCTGGTGACAGGTTTATACCAAACCCACCTTCAGGAGTAGTAGCAATGTTAGCTAGACCGCTTGTAACAGTGTAGGGCTTAAACTCTGCACCTGCACGGCCTTGCTCCGCTAAAGCTGTTGATCTTTCTTGGGCTTCACGGCCTAGTGCTTGTACATCTCCTATGGCTTCTCTACCTAAGAAATACTCACCACCTGTGCGTAGTGCTTGGTTAACACTAGAATTATTTAGAAAACCTAGTATGTCGTTAAAAAAACCTGCTGCTTGAGGCCCAGTATAGTTTCCCGCAGCATCGTAACTACCTATTAAATTTCCCTCTGCGTCGTATTGAGACATTAGTAAGAACCTCCAGTAATTGTACCAGCCGTTAACGTACCTGATACATCTAAGGTTACAGCGGTAGTTGTTCCAGTTAGCGCAGCATTAGCTGAGTCAGCCTTTGTAGCACTCGCTATCTGTATGTTGTTAAACTCAGTGTCGATCTCTGTACCTCTCACAATCTTCGCAGCATTGCCTGAAGGGAGAGAATCCTTTGTAGCAAAGTTAGTTGTCTTAGTGTAATTAGACATTTAGATAAGTCTCCCTAGTAGAGCGTGTATGTCGATTCGTTGAATTGAGAATGGAGCACCGTTGACCTCTGCTTCTAAGCCAATGGTTACTACCTCACCACTGCCACTGGTGTTAACCTTTGGAGTGTTGATAAGGATAGAAGAGGTGTACTCGCCTGTGGTGTTGTATTCTGCTATACCATACTCAGCAATGTTAGCAGAGCCGAAGGTAAAAGCCTGCTTAGTGTAGTTAGCTGTGTAGTCATAACCCCAGTTTAAAGTAGTAGGCGTGTTCTGACCACCAATGATAGTCAAGTTAAACTTCTTCAGGAACTTTAGATTAGATGTGTTGCCAAAGTCCATAGGATTACTAAAGTAACGCATCTCGTACTTTACAGTTCCGTCTAAGTAACCTTCGTACTTAACAATGCCTGAAGAGATGCCTATGTATATATCACCACCCTCTAGCACAGCAAAAGACAGAGGGTACAAACCAGACCATGTAGTAGCTCTGTGTGACCCATCCTCTAGCTGCCTACGCATGTCAAAGCAGTAGACAATATTGCTGTCAGGTAGTGTTAACAGGTAGAAGGCTTCTTCAGAGCTGTACAGTGACTTGATAGCATTAGTCTGTAAAGGGATCAAAGACACCAAATCAGTGCGTACATTCTTGCTGATGTCACGCATAGGCATAGACTTCTCTTGCACAGTCCTGCCAAAGCTACGTACACCTGTCTCAGACAAGAACAATATATCAGTACCTGTATGTTGTACTGAGTCACGAGCTATGCAACCAACGCCTTCTATGGTGTCTGTAAGCGTCATAGAGGCAGGAGAGGAGGCTCCTGAGTACACCAGTATAGACTTCTTACCAAAGATGATTAGGAAGCCATTGTGGGCCGCTAGAGCCGTTATCTCGTCAAAGCCTGTAGGCCATACAGTAGTAACGTCTAACGAGCCTGACGTACCGCCTGTCCAATGATGACCATTTAGTAGATCAGACCAGTAGACAGTGTGCTTGTTACCTGTAATGTCTGCTGCCCAGAGACGACCGTATGCTGCTAAAACTTCGTTAGCCTCTGGTGGTGTGCCTGTTGCGTGAGTATGTGCTGAATGTTCTTCTAGTACAAACGAACCACCATGGTCTGTACCTAGCACGTACTCGTGGTCTCTTTGGAATAAGTAGACATGGTCGTTTAAAGTAACAGCTTTCCAGTTATTAGCTGTAGGCGTGTACCCAGCAGGAGTAGCGTCTGTTAACGTGGTAGTGCCTGTAAAGATTTTATTGTTACCTGCTGACAGTATAACCTTATCACCAGAGTTATCAATAAACTCGTACACAGTCTCTATACCACGGCTAGTACCTAATACAGCAGCGCCATTAGTAGAAACCTCTACCCAGCCCTTACGCGCACCAATACGGCCTAACTGGTCAATAACACAGTTGTCTGCAACAGATGCAAACGAAGGATCAATCCCTATAGGTGAGTCCTGTGTGTTTAGACCAGCAAAGCCTGGAGCAGCTACTGTAATGTTCTGTAATTGTTTTGCCATTAAGAATACCAGATAGTTTCTTCAGGATGTTGTGACGCATCAATAGCAATAGCATCAGACAATGTTCTGTCAGCCAGAGCAAACAACTCTGCTGCGCTTGTGCCGCCAGTCTCTCCACGCTCTCTAGCACCCAGTGCTGTAGCTACCTGAACAACAGGTGATGAAGGTACTGCCAGAGTCTCTGTATCTTCTGTGAAGTCTGCTGTACGCAGCACCACGTTAAACCGTAGCTGATACACACCGTTAGGCTTAGGATACACATCGACAGCATTGTCACCAGCAGCGTTAACACCGTTGAAGCTGTAGAACTGTGGAGAGCCTAGAGGCGGTGTCTCAATCAAGAAAGCGTTGTCCATCCAACGAGAAGGACGGTACTGCATGAAGAAGTCTGAAGTGTCGTTAA